CAAGACGTAGCAAAAAACTTAGTAAGTAAAGTTCAAATAATGAATGAAAATTTACCAAGTTGGTTAAAAACACAAATTGTTACTAATAATAAATTATCATTAAAATTTGCAAACGGATCTGAAATTAAAGCAATATCAAGTTCATCTACAGGCGCACGTTCTGAAGCATTATCATTATTAATAGTTGATGAAGCTGCATTTATTAGAAATATCGAAGAAATATGGGTAGCATCACAAGCAACTCTATCTACTGGTGGTGGCGCAATTGTTTTAAGTACTCCAAATGGAATTGGAAATTGGTTTCATCAAACATGGGTAGATGCTGAAAATGGTATTAATGGATTTGAAACAATAAAGTTAAAATGGAATTTGCATCCAGAACGTGATCAAAATTGGAGACAAGAACAAACAAGATTATTGGGAGAAAGAGGAGCAGCTCAAGAATGTGATTGTGATTTTATATCTTCTGGTCATACTGTAATTGATGGATTAATTTTACAAGATTATGAATTAAAATGTCAAGAGCCTGTCGAAAAGCGTGGATTTGATAATGGATATTGGATATGGGAATATCCAGACTATTCAAAAAATTATATAATTGTAGCTGACGTTGCACGTGGTGACGGCGCAGATTGGTCTACATTTCATGTTTTAGATGTCGAAACAATAACACAAGTAGCAGAATATAAAGGTAAATTACCTCCTAAAGATTTTGGTAACATGTTAGTTACAGTTGCAACAGAATGGAACAATGCATTATTAGCAATTGAAAACGCAAATATTGGATGGGCCGCTATACAACCAGCATTAGATAGAAATTATGAAAATATATTTTATACATATAAAGATGATGGTTATGTAGATTTAGAAGTACAACTTTTAAAAGGATATGATATAAAAGACAAAACAAAAATGGTACCGGGAGTTTCCACAACTTCTAGAACAAGACCATTAATGATTTCGGCATTAGAAATGTATATGCGTGAAGGAACTCCTATAATTAAATCAAAAAGACTAATACAAGAAATGTTTGTATTCGTATGGTTAAATGGTAAAGCACAAGCACAAATTGGTTATAACGATGATTTAGTAATGGCATATGCAATTGGACTTTGGTTAAGAGATACAAGTTTAAAATTGAGACAACATGGAATAGACTTAAATAAACGAGCATTATCAAAAGTACAAAAAACAGATACAACTATATATACAGGTAATACAGATCGTCCGTCAGACGCATGGAATTGGAATAATGGAACAAACGAAGACGAAAATTTAACCTGGCTTCTGTAGTTACCTATATTTATAATAAATAAAAAGAAAAAATTATGGCGTCTTTAAGAAAACGTTTACAAAATTTATTTTCTACTAATGTTGTAGTTAGAAAATTTGGAAAAGATCGACTTAAAATAGTTGATACAAATAAGCTACAATCTACTGGTAATTTATCTCAAACAAGATTAGCAGATAGATATAGTAGATTACACGGATCTAGAAAAACAACCGGCCAAGGATCATATGGTGGTTATGATTCAAATTATTACGCTCAACAAAATCGTATGATGTTATACACAGACTACGAGATGATGGATAAAGATCCAATTATATCATCAGCATTAGATATATATTCAGATGAATCCACACTAGCAGATCAATTTGGTGAAATATTAACAATTAAATCGAATAATACTAATATACAAAAAATATTACATAACTTATATTATGATATATTAAATATTGATTTTAATATGTGGCCATGGATCAGAAATTTATGTAAATATGGAGACTTTTATTTAAAGTTAGATATATCAGACGGATTAGGTATAATGAATGCTAGGCCATTTTCTGCTTATGAAATAGAAAGATTAGAAGAATTTGATGAGCAAAAAGGCGAATATGAAATTAAATTTCGTCATTCATATTCTGAACTAGATGAATATGATGTTTTTGAAATAGCTCATTTTAGAATGATATCTGACTCTAATTTCTTACCATATGGTAGATCAATGTTAGAAGGAGCAAGACAAGAATTTCAAAAACTAATGATGCTAGAAGATGCAATGTTAATTCATCGTATAATGAGAGCTCCAGAAAAAAGAGTATTTAAAGTTGATATTGGTAATATTCCTCCAAATGAGGTTGATACATTTATGGAACAAATTATTAATAAAATGAAAAAAGTTCCATATGTAGATAAAGCCACCGGAAATTATAACTTAAAATTTAATTTAAATAATATGCTAGAAGATTATTACCTACCTGTTCGTGGAGGTAATAGCCAAACGCAAATAGATACATTACCTGGAATGACATTTACTGGTATAGATGATATTGAATATGTAAAAAATAAAATGATGGCCGCTTTAAAAATACCTAAACCATTTTTAGGATATGACGAAGGAGTTGAAGGAAAAACTACATTAGCATCAATGGATATTAGATTTGCTAGAACTATTGAACGAATACAAAAAATTGTTGTATCTGAATTAGCAAAAATTGGAATTATACATTTATATTCTCAAGGATTTGAAGGAGAAGATTTAGTAGGATTTGAATTAGAATTAACAGCTCCATCAATTATTTATGATCAACAAAAAGTTGCATTAATGAATGAAAAGATTCAATTAGCAACAGCCATGAAAGATTCAAAATTAGTATCAGACAAATATATATACGAATATATCTTTAATATGTCTGAAGATCAATGGTTAGAAGAAAGAGCTAATGTTGTTGAAGATTTAAAATTACGTTTCAGACAAAATCAAATTGAACAAGAAGGAAATGATCCTACGTTAACAGGAACATCATATGGAACTCCGCACGATTTAGCTTCAATACATATGAGTAGTGATGATGTCGAAGAAAAAGATAAAGGAGGCCGACCACCAGAAGGAATTAAATATGGTCAGCATGCAAACGAATTTGGATGGGATCCAACTGGTGCAAAAACAATGAAACAAGTTATGAATGCTCCTAATACGACATTTCAACCAGATAATAGAATGAGACACAAAAAGTCTATTGCAACAGCAATGGAAAGTGCTAATATAATTAACAAAATGTCAAAAAAGAAATCTAAACTTTTAAAAGAAGATGGTACTAGTACCAACAATTCATCTTCAATGTTGGATGAAGATAATATTTTATAAATTTAGATATATTTATATGAAAAGGACTATGTATTGAAACGATGAAAAATTTAAAACATTCTAAATATAAAAATACAGCCATACTTTTTGAAATACTAGTAAGAAAATTAACATCTGAATCATTAACTTCAGATAAGTCTGTTACAATTAATATTATAAAAAAGTATTTTGGAAAAAATACAGAATTATCAAAAGAATTACAACTATATAATTCATTGATAAAAGAACAATTAAATAGTGAAGCAAAAGCATTAGAATTTGTTCGAACTTGTAAAACTGCACATAGCCATTTAAATAAATCTATCTTAAAAAGACAACGATATAATTTGGTTAAAGAAATATCAGAAAATTTTGATTTTAATAAAATATCAAAAATAAGAATTAACAATTATAAAACACTTGCATCTGTATATAAAATTTTTGAATATCATGAAGTAGATAATCCCAAACAATTATTTGAATGTAAAAATGAAATTGTAGCACATATGTTAATACAAGAAACATCTAAGCCTACAGTAGATAGAGTAATTGAAGCTTATAAGTCTCAGAATCAAGACACAAGATTATTAGCTTATAAATTAATGATAGATAAGTTTAACAAAAAATATTCTGGATTAAATGAAAGTCAAAAAAATATTTTAAATAAATATATTACACACGTTAATGATACAGAACAATTAAAACAATATTTTGGAAAAGTTATTCCATCAATTAAAAAAGAATTAAAAGAACAAGTATCAAAAACATCTGATCCAGTTACTAAAATAAAAGTTGATAATCTTTCAAAAATGTTATGCAATATTGAGACTATTAAAATAGTTAAAGAGTCTCATGTTTTATCATTATTAAGATATTATGATTTATTAGACGAATTAAAAAGGGCAAATAAATGAAATCATTTTTAAAAGAAATTGAATCTAAATTTCGTGAAATTAACGAAAAAGACTGGGATGGCGATGGCGAACAAGAATCTCCTAGAGATGAATATATGGGTGTTAAAGACAAAGCTATTAAAAAAGCAATGAAAAAAGAAGATGCTAAGCCTGATTTTTTAGACTTAGATAATGATGGCGATACTGAAGAAGATATGAAAGATGCTGCAAACGAAGGAGCAGTATGTGAAGAATGTGGAGAAGTACACGAAGGACATTGTAATTCAAAACATGAAGATATAGATGAAATATCTACATCTGGTGCAGCAGGTGCATATATGACACCAAATGCATTTGCTAAGCCTGGTCAAAAAAAGAAAAAATATAAATGGGCATCTGTATCAGAAGCTATGGATAATAAATACGAAAAGTTAATTGAATCATATTCTAGATTCGCTACAGGTAATCCTAAATCAACTCCTTCACAAACTGTTAATGGAACTATTAAAGAAGTAGCAAAAAAATTACAAGAGATAGAACAATTAGTTAAATATACATCTAGATTAAAAAATGAATCTGGCATAGCTGGAAGTTCATATGGTAAATCTACTCATAACGCATTAAATAAAATTTCTGAAAGATTATTAAAAATATCAGAACGAGTTAGGAGTTTAGGAGAATAACATGGATAAGAATCTATTAGTAGAATATATACCATTTAAACCAATTGGCACAGTTAATGAGCAAATGGCAAAACAATATGGTGTCCCAGGAGGATTAGTTGTACAAGGAGTATTACAGAGAGCAGGAGCAAAAAATCAAAATGGAAGAGTATATCCAAAAAATATACTAGACCGTGAAGCCAAAAAATATCAAAAAGATTATATTGATCAGAATAGAGCATTAGGAGAATTAGATCATCCAGATTCGTCAGTTGTTAATTTAAATAATGTTTCTCATAATGTTTTAAAAATGTGGTGGAAAGGTGATGATTTATGCGGAGCAGTACAGATATTAGAAACACCAGCTGGAAAAATATTAAAATCATTGTTTGAAGCAGGTATTACATTAGGTATATCTAGTAGAGGTTTAGGATCTGTAAAAGAATTATATAAAGAATCTGCAGTAGAGGTACAAGAAGATTTTGAATTGATATGTTTTGATTTTGTTTCTAATCCGTCAACCCATGGAGCTTTTTTAAGACCAACAAGTATGAATGAGTCAGTTAATAAAATTAAACCAAATAAATATAATAAAGTAAATGAAATTATAACATCGATATTATGCGATGATGGAAAATGTAGGATATAATATGAATATTAGAGCATTAATGGAAGCACTAGAACGTGAACCAGAACAAATAACAAAAGAAGAAAAAATAGCTTTTCTAGAATCAGTTAAATCATTTTCTGCATTAGGAGAAGGAGTATATTCTAAAACTAACTTACAAGAGTTATGTGAAAAAATTAGTAATTTAGTTGAAATGGCTAATCGTGTTACCTTAGCAGAAGGCGATTGGTTTGATGGAATAACAGTTAATCGTAACATGAAAGAAATTGCTAATTCATATAAAGTATTTGAAAAGACTGCAAAAGAAATGAATGTTCTACAAGAAAGATTAACTGCAGCATATGAAGATATAGGCCAAGGATTAGGTAGATATTTTGAAATAAAATAATTTGGATATTAGATATAAATTAATTATAATAAAGGTAAGCGATGTCAAAATTTGATAACATGTATAAAGATTTTTTCGGATTGAAAAATTTAAAAGAAGCAATTGAATTCGATGACGAACAAAAAGCAAAAGATTTTGCTCAAGAAAATCCAGATACCCCTGTTAAAATTAAAGAAGCAGATCTTTTAAATAAAATATCTGATTACAAAGGCGGAGTTTTATATAAATTAATAGACCCGGCAACAGCAGGAAATGTTAAAGCTGACATTCAAGCATTTTTAAATAAAAAAGGAATGCATGTTATAAAGACAAAATTTGATGACGCAAATGGTAAAGGTTTCTTTTATATAAGATTAGGAGAAGACCCTGCAAAAGAATCACAACGAGTACAAGGATTTATAAGTCAATTACCAGAAGTAGAAAAATTTTCATTTACAACAAAACCAATACAAAAACAAGTTACACCAAATAATATAAACAATGAGTAAAAAACAAAAGATACATCAAAGTATTATCCCAGGCCATAGTATAGGAACAAAAGTAGTTAATAAAGATATTAATTTTGCGTTACGTACATGGAAAAGAAAAGTAAAATATTCTAATAATTTAACATCTTTAAAAGAGAAACAAGAATTTATTAAACCTAGTTTTTTAAATAGACAAAAAATGATTTCAGCACGTTATAGACAAAAAATGAGATCATTAGACGAACAAGATTAATAAAATATTTAAGCCCAAAAATCTTTTGGCAAAGGTAACAAATAAGTCCTAGCAGAAATGTTAGGGCTTTTTTACTGTTTTTTTACTTCGCCTATATTTATTGTAAATACGTTATCGATCTATATAACGTCATATAAAAAATAAATCTTATTAAGATTCTCAATAATCTTATTTCCAAAACAAATTTAAGGAGAACAATTATGGCAAAATCTGATTTGCTAAAAGAAGCAATTGCGGATGCTAAAGCTGTTAAAGAAACTGCATTAGCCAACGCAAAAATTGCATTAGAAGAAGCGTTTGCTCCTAGAATTCAAAGTATGTTAAGTGCAAAATTATCTGAAGATTTAGACGAAGAAGAAATGGACATGGAAATGGACATGGAAGCTCCAGCTGATGATATGGAAATGGATGCACCTATGGATGCTGCTCCTACTGTAACTGTCGATGGCGAAGAATATGTCAAAGCTGACGATGCAGGAGAAGGTGAAGCTGAAATAGATAATATGGACATGGACATGGACATGGATATGTCTACTGATGAAGGTATGGATGCAAATCTAGACGCACCAGTAAAAGACGAAGAAGACATGACCAGCGAAGACTTAGAATTAGAAGCAATCATTCGTGAACTAGAAGAAGACTTAGACGAAGACGAAACTATTGAAGAAGGTATAGATGAAGATGCACAGAATCCTGATGCAGCTGACTCAACTGATTCAAAAGGAAACGACTTAATGGCTGAGCCTAAAGAAATGTCAAATGAAGAATTCAATATTGACGAAATCATCGAAGAAATTTTAGCTGAAGACGATGGCGAAGCTGAAATGGCTAAAGATGATGAGTTAAAAGAAGAAGAAGAAGTAGAAGATAAAACTAAGGAATTAGAAGAAGACCTACATGAAGCTTATGAAACTATTGGATCTTTAAGAGAAACTATCAACGAAGTAAATCTTTTAAATGCAAAACTTCTTTATACAAATAAATTATTCAGAAATTTTGAATTATCAGAAAATCAAAAAATGACAGTAATCGAAAATTTTGATAGAGCTGGTAATACAAGAGAAGTAAAATTAGTGTTTAGTACGTTAGCTGAAAGCTTTCAACTACCTGTTAAGAAAAGAGCTATTGTGAAAGAATCTTTCGCATCTAAAGCTACAGGTACAACAGCTCCAAGCAAAAAAGCTACTAAACAAATTATAAACGAGGGCAATGAATTAGCTAATAGATGGAAAAAATTAGCTGGATTGCTTTAATTAAAAAGGAAAATTAGAAATGGAAATTTCATCTTTATTAGAAGACAATAATCCTTCCCAAAGAAATGCTGCTAAAGGTTTAGTAACAAAATGGGAAAGAACAGGACTTCTTGAAGGTTTAAATGGAGATACACAAAGAGCTGGAATGTCTCAGCTTTTAGAGAATCAAGCTAGGCAACTAGTAAAAGAATCTTCTACTAATGCTAACGCTAACTCATCTGAAGAGTGGGCTGGTGTTGCTTTACCATTAGTAAGAAGAATTTTTGCAGAATTTGCTGCTAAAGAATTCGTTAGTGTACAACCAATGAACTTACCTTCAGGTCTTGTATTTTATCTAGATTTTAAATACGGTACTAACCAACCAGGCTTTGCTACAGGTAGTGGTACATCAAATGAGTTTAAATTTGGTTCGCCAAATGCTAACAACTCTATGTTTGGTGTAACATCTGACGAAGCAGACGCTTCAGGTGGTTTATATGGTGCTGGAAGATTTGGATATTCAATCAACGAACATTCAGAAAATATAACTGGTAGAACAGAATCTATATCATCTGCATCTGTAAATTATGATTCAGATTTTACTAATAGATTAAGTGATTTGCAAATATTAAGAGTTGCTAAAGCTGATATAGGTACAGACGCTGATTATACTGCAGTAAGATCATTTACTGTAAGTACTGGTTCTGGACTTGACTCACTTACAGTATATCCTGCATTTACTAAAGTAGGTGATGTACATGTAAAATTTGTAGTATCAGGTTCTGCAACATTAACTGATAATGTTAAATATGATGTAAGATTTAGCAAACAACCAGGTGAATCAACTAGAGGCGATTTCGAAGATTCAAATCCTTTCAAAGGATCAGGTGCCAATACTGGTATTAACAATGGAACAGATATTGATATTCCAGAAGTAAATCTTGAAATGCAATCAGATCCAATCGTAGCTAAGACTAGAAAGTTAAAGGCTGTTTGGACTCCTGAATTTGCTCAAGATTTAAATGCATATCACTCAATTGACGCTGAAGCTGAATTAACTTCAAT